AGAAGCAGCTGCCCTGGAAAGACCAAACAATTATTGGTATCTTTTTACGGCAGGGGGATTTGTTATAGGGGCAACTTCAGTGCTGGTTGTCTGGTCCGTAATGGTGAACTGATGAATAGTAAAGACCCGCACCTCGTTGTTAAACTGGAGAAGGCAATTGAAAAGAGATGGGGCGCTGAAGCTATCGAAAATCCCAGAAAGCACTGGACGCCAGAAAAAGAGAAGAAGCACTCTGATGAGGTTAAAGAATTTTATAAAAGAAAAGCATTTAAGGATGCTAAGAATTCTAAGGAAAAGTACAAAGGATTTTTGATAAGTAAAAAACTACTTACTAAAGAAAACGAACGAGAATGTCCAGTTTGCGAATCTTATTCATTTTCTGCCAAAGATGACTTATACATGTTAAGATACGATTGTTGTTTTGGATGTTATGTACAGTGGGTCGAAGGCAGAGAGGGTAGGTGGGAGTCAGGTTGGCGTCCGTCAAAGGAGCAAATAAATGGCAACAACACTTGAAATTATTAATGGTATTTCGCAAGTATTAGCGAAGGGTTACGATGGAGCACTCGATGAAAACGACGAACCTTTAAAGGTAGGTCTGAAAAGGGAGGAGGGGAACCCGCTTATTGATTCGCGAGTTGTTGATGGATTTGGCGTAAAGTTTGAATCAGGCAACTCTCTTTGCATTACCTATTCTAGTGAGATAAAGTTGAAAGAGGTTTACGGTGGGTCACTAGAGAATGACGTGTCGTCTAAAATTTCTGATGTCGCTAAATTCATCAAGAAAGAATATAGGGCATTGACAAAGAGTGGATTAACTCTTACAGCAGATGGTGATGTTAATGTTCTTGTACAACCTGTTTCTAGGGTTAGGACCTTGGTTACTGCGGTTCAGAAATTTAAGATCGGTGGCATTGAAGAAGAGAAATCTGAAAGACCAGAGTTGGATATACCAACAACACCTGAAGCAAAGAAGACACCCAACGATGACAGAAAGGTTGATCCATACGAAGCATTTAAGGCATACGATTTCGCAAACAGGAAGAGATGAACCCAGTCTTAAGCAAAAAAGAGATAATGAGAGAAATAGTCAAATCAGGAAGAGATCCAGACTATTTCATAACCAATTATGCTAAGATCACGCACCCACTCAGAGGACTTATACCCTTTAAGACATACCCGTTTCAAAAGGATGCACTAAAGAACTTCCAGGATAATCGATTTAATATTGTTTTAAAGGCACGTCAGTTGGGTTTGTCAACAGTTACAGCTGCATATGTTGTTTGGTTAATGTTGTTTCACAAGGAAAAAAATGTATTAGTGTTAGCAACAAAGTTTGGCACTGCTGCAAATCTTGTGAAGAAAGTAAAAACAATACTTAGAAACTGTCCAGAGTGGATAAGAATATCAGACGTGTCAATTGACAACAGGACGTCATTTGAATTATCAAACGGTTCACAAATCAAGGCTTCATCAACCTCTGGTGACGCGGGTCGATCGGAAGCACTATCTCTTTTGGTTGTAGACGAAGCAGCGCACGTTGAGGGTCTAGATGAATTATGGACTGGTTTATATCCCACTCTTTCGACTGGTGGACGGTGTATAGCGCTATCGACGCCAAACGGCGTTGGTAACTGGTTTCATAAGACCTTCACTGACGCTGAAGCGAAATCTAATGACTTTACAACAATGACTCTGCCGTGGGACGTACATCCAGACAGAGATCAAGAATGGTTTGACAAAGAAACGAAGAACATGTCACGTAGACAGATTGCGCAAGAACTGGAATGTAATTTTAATATGTCAGGTGAAACAGTTTTTCACCCCGACAAAATGAAGTTTTTGAGTGGTTTTGTTTCGGAACCTAAATACAGAACTGGTTTCGACAGAAATTATTGGATATGGAAAGAAGCGGAGTCTGGAATTCCGTACCTCCTAAGTGCGGATGTCGCAAGAGGTGACGGTAAAGACTATTCTGTTTTTCATATATTCAACACTCTGACGATGGAGATTGTCGCAGAATATCAGGGCAAACCCGCGCCAGACTTATTCTCCAAGATATTGTTCGATGCTGGCAGAGAGTATGGAGACTGTATGATTGTTGTTGAAAATAATACAGTTGGATTTGCTGTACTTGACAAACTAAAGGAAATGAATTATCCAAACATCTATCACTCAATTAAATCAACACATGAATATGTAGATCAAGTAACAGCTGAGGCAGCGACAAATGCCGTATCTGGATTTACAACTAGTCAAAAGACGAGACCGTTGATTGTGGCAAAGTTGGAAGAATTTGTAAGAAATGAACTAATTACCATAAATTCGCCTCGTCTTTACAACGAGATGAAAACTTTTGTTTGGAATAATGGTCGCCCAGAGGCAATGAGGTCATACAATGATGACTTGATTATGGCATGTGCGATCGGTTGCTGGGTGAGGGACACTGCGTTGATTGAAAACAAGAGAAATATAGAATATAATAAGGCATTTCTTGCTACAATGGTATCAGCAAAAACTACAATGAACACAACTATAAAAGGCATGCAAGGTTATGACGGTGACAGTGTTTTTGAAAAAAAGAAAAATCACGATAAGACATATGAGCAATACCCTTGGTTGTTTAAAGGATAAAAATAATGGCAGGCGGAAGAAAAATAAATCCCAAAAATGAGCAAAGCAATCTGTTTAAGAAACTAACACGACTATTGTCGGGACCAATTGTGAACTACAGAACACAGACCGCCCGTCGATTACGTAGAAGACAATTAGACAACTATGCAAACAAATTTCTCTCAGCAAGTGGTAAGCAGTTTAAAAGAATGGACTACAATCCATTTGCTGGACTTTATGGTAGTGCGCAAAACAATCAAAGTAGATTGGAAAGGTATGTGGATTTTGATCAAATGGAATACACTCCAGAGATTGCGTCTGCTCTTGATATTTACGCGGATGAAATGACCACCCACAGTGCTTTACAACCCCTAATGGCAATAGACTGTAATAATGAAGAAATAAAGGGCATACTTTCGGCCCTGTATTTCAGTATCATGAATATTGAATACAATATCTTTGGATGGTGTAGAACCATGGTTAAGTATGGAGATTTCTTCCTGTATCTTGATATTGATGAATCTCTTGGTATTAAAAGCGTAATTGGTCTACCAGGACAGGAACTAGAAAGACTTGAGGGAGAAGATAAAACTAATCCAAATTATTGTCAATTTCAATGGAACTCGGCAGGATTAACTTTTGAAAACTGGCAGATTGGGCACTTTCGTATTCTTGGTAACGACAAGTACGCTCCATATGGAACTTCTGTTTTAGAACCCGCCCGCCGCATTTGGCGACAGTTGACCTTGTTGGAAGATGCGATGATGGCGTATAGAATAGTGAGATCACCAGAGAGAAGAGTTTTCTACATTGATGTTGGGAATATACCGCCACAAGACGTCGAGCAGTATATGCAAAAGGTTATGACTTCGATGAAGAGAAATCAGGTGGTGGATGCTAAATCTGGCCGTGTCGATCTTAGGTATAACCCGATGTCGGTAGACGAGGACTACTTTATACCAACCAGAGCAGGATCAAGTTCAAAGGTAGAGAGTCTGCCAGGCGGCACCTACACTGGTGATATTGAAGACGTTAAGTATTTGAGAGACAAGTTGTTCTCAGCACTTAAAATTCCAGGATCGTACATTTCTAACACGAATGCAGAAGCAGCTGGCGGCGAAGATGCAACGACTCTTGCACAGAAAGACATAAGGTTTGCAAGAACAGTACAAAGACTTCAGAGATCTGTTGTGACAGAACTGGAGAAGATCGGCATAGTTCACTTGTATACATTAGGGTATCGAGGAGAGGACCTTGTAAACTTCAAATTAAAATTGAATAGCCCTTCTAAGATCGCAGAACTACAGGAATTGGAGCACTGGAAGACTAAGTTCGATGTTGCATCTACCGCCACAGAAGGATTCTTTAGTCGTCAGTGGATTGCATCACGATTGTTCAATATGACGGAAGAAGAGTTTGTAAAGAATCAGAGACAAATGTATTACGATAGACAGTTTGATGCCCGACTTGAGGCGGCCGCAGAACAAGCGCAGGCAGATGCAACAGCAACAGCAGGAGGTGGCGAAGAAGATGTACTCGGAGGTGACCTTGGCACGGGCGGCGAAGGCGGAGAGGGTATTGATACCACAGGGGGCCTCGGCGGTGACGAAGATTTGGGCGCAGATCTTGGAGACGATGCTGGCGGCGATGCAGGCGGCGAGGATGCTGGTGCTCTATTGGCAGCACCTGGATCAAGGGAAGACTCATACAATGAAAAGCACAAGAGAGCCAAGGGTAAGATACATGTTACAAAATCTGACACAGGAGAGAGGGATAAGAGAGATACTGGCGGCCGCACCCAGTCTTATAGGACCGTTCCTGGATATAAAAAGTTAAAATCTCTATCTAGAGGGGTTGTTGAAGAAGATAAGCAGAGACTTTCCGAGTCTAAACTTACTACTTACATTAGTGAGGAGGAGAACATCTTCCTAAGAAATAGAGAGGTATCAGATCTTATCAAAGAATTAAATAACAGGAAAACCAAAAAATGAGATTAAAGCACAACAAAAAAAGAAATACTGCGTTTTTATTTGAGGCATTGACTAGGGAATATGTCAAGGCAGTTGTTAAGAAGAATTCAGCCAGACAAACGCTAGTTAGGAACATTATCAAGGAGCATTTCTCTAAAGGTAGTATACTAAAAGAAGAGCTATCAATCTACAGGGAGGTTCTTGAGTCAAAGAATTTAAATGAAGAAACAGCGAAAGGTTTACTATCTGAAGCAAAAAACAGATACAGTTCGCTCAAAAAGCAGGAAATCTTTTCTCGTCAGAATAAACTCATAAAAGAAATAAACTATACTTTATCATCTGAGGTGTTTGGAAACTTTGTACCAAACTATAAAAACCTCGCCACAATTTACAATATTTTTAACGACAAAACATCAATCAAAGAGAAGATGATCCTTGAGAGTAAGATGGTAGAAACTCTTACCACTCCTGATGTTGATGATGATAAGCACCACATCGATAATCTTACATACAAAACGTTTGTAGAAAGTTTTAATAAGAAATATTCTCAACTTCCAGATAATCAAAAAGAGTTGTTAACTAACTACATTGCTTCATTTTCGGATAACTCATTAAGTTTAAAATTATACTTGAACGAACAAGTATCTGAACTTAAAACAAAACTTGAGTCATTCAAGACAGACCAATCTTTGACGAACGGAGAACTAAAGGAAAAGTACGGTGAGGTGATGGTAAAACTTGACTCATACAAAGACCGAGAAATTGATGACTCGATGATATCAGAAGTTCTGAAAATTCAAAGTCTTGTCCAGGAGTTAGAAAATGCTTAAGATCAATATCATCAGAGGCGTGAAAGACGCTGAACCTATCGTAAAACAAATATCATTTCAGGAAGCGAGAAAATCACTTAATGGAGATCTTATGATATTTGATCATGATTTGATTGATATTGTCGTATCTCGTGAAAAACTTAAAATTTCTACATTTCCAAAGAGAGTCATATCTGAAGAAACATATTCAATACAAGAAAAGTTACTAGATGTTCTTGCAAGATCTGGTGTTATTGATAGAAGTTCTATAAAGTCTGGAGCAGTACACTCCTCTTTAGAGGGGCAGATTTTAGAATCATCAGAAGAAGAAATTTCTTCATTTCAGATGACATTACTTGAAGTGTTTAACTTTATTCAAGAAGAAGAACCAAATATCAAATCCAGAGAAATGTATAAGGACAGTTTGCAGAACTTCTTCCTAGACCCAGATGAAGAAGATTCTACGGAACTGG